CTTAACCAAGATGACATTGTCAAGCGCATGAAAGATCGCGCTGGCAAAGTGCATCGCTGTCCTGCCAACGGCTGTAATCAGATCGAAGGCTATTGCGATTTGCACGATGGTAAACAGTTCGATGAAGATGGTAAGGAGTTCCTTCCCGCAGAAGAAGTTGGGCCGCACATGGGTCGGGAACCCGAGTACGGCGATAAGTTAGTGACAGCTATCACAGATTCTACTGGTGACATCACTACCCGACTTAAGAAGGATCTCTTAGGCTATGGCGAAACATTCGAGGCTGCTGCATCTACAGCGATGTTGGCGGCCGCCAAAGCTTTTGCCCAGAATTGGGATTGGATGTGGATTATTCCCACTCCTTGGCTCAAGAGCGGACTCTTCCAAGGTGTCGTAATGTTCGGCTACCGCGGTAAGTTGCGCTCAAGAGTTATGCGAAGCATGTTGTTCAACCTTATTCAAGGTATTTTGTTTATGTATGCATGCATTGTGTTCCTATGGGGCTGGCTTCGAGTTCTTATGGTGTGTATCATCATCACCACCACTTACCTGCGTCAAACAGGCATTGTGGATAGAGTGAAAGAAGAATTCCGCCAAGAGCTCGTAGATCGAAATGTTGTTGCTGCCAGTCTTAAGGAGTTCAGAGACAAGCATGGTGGAAAGTTGGTGAAGGCCTCGGCCGTAATCGCCGCGCTCTACACACTTGCTAAGGTCTACAGGAAATTCAAGGAAGACAAAGCGCAAGGCTCTCTTGTCCCAAAGACAGAAGCTGAGATTGCGAAGAGAGATGCGGAGGTAAATCCGTACACGGAAGTTGTTCACCGTCCTCTACCGCCATCGAAGCAGAGTGCCACTACTAGCGCAGAGCAATTTGAAAAGCTTGTTGAGAAGAACCTTTTATATGGTACAATCTTGAAGAACGGTGAGAGGTACCTGGCGAATTCACTATTTGTGCGTTCTAACCTGTGTATTATACCTCAACACTATTTCGAACAAGACATGCTTGAGATTGACTTCCGTTTTGCACACCCAGATGCATCTGGAGGCAAGTTCGTCGCTCGATTGGATCGGGCGAACTGTTACTTTGTCCCAGAGACTGATTTAGCTTTGTGCTATTGTGCTAATGGAGGATCATTCAAAGACTTGCGTTGCTATTTCCCCAACGGTAAGATGCCTGCTGCACCATTCCACTTGAAGTTTAGACAGAAAAGTGGTGAGATGGTGACGGCCACTGGACATACAGTTCCAGGGCCTGCGGATAACAGGGTCAGAACCTTTGATGGAGGAGCATACAAAAATTTGAGCATCGAAACCTTTGAAGGACTTTGTGGAGCACCCATTTTAGGTATGGGTAGCGTCCGGAGTATTTTAGGCTTCCACCTTGGTGGCAGAGCTGGAACTCCGCAAGGATGCTATGGTGCTCTCACACAGCAACAAATTCAAGATGGAATGCGCGACCTAAGTGGGCGCGAAGGAGTGCTCTTCACGGGTGCAGCTGAAGTGTTTGAACCCCAGGTAATGGGAGTGAAAGTTATCACTGGCACCCAACTCCATGAAAAGCATCCGCTCAACTTTCTTCCTGATGATTCTCAGTTGAAATATCACGGTAATTGTGGATCGCTAACGAACCCACGTTCTCGTGTCACTGTGTCTCCGACCAGTGAACACGTTATGGACGTGTGTGGCGTTCCCAACACCGGCATGCCTCCTAAGATGAGACCACGATGGTGGGGAGCACAGAAGTGCCTTTCCAACATGGCCGTCCCGGCGCACCCGTATCCAGCGGGTCTGCTAGAGACCGCCATTAAGGATTATAAGGAACCTCTCATCCCCATTTTCAGTGGCAGATTGTGGAGAAATGCACGACCACTAACTGAGCAAGAAAACCTGTGTGGAATTCCTGGAAAACGCTTCATGGATGGCATGAAGTTAGGAACAGCGCCTGGATATCCTCTCACTGGAATCAAAGCCGACTATGTCGACGAACTAGATCCCACCGATGAGGAGCCTGTCCGCCGCCGCCTCAAACCCGAAATTCGAGGAGAGGTTGAGCGTTGTGAGACTTGTTACAAGAATGGCGAACGTGCCAATTGTATTTCCAAGTGCTGTGAAAAGGACGAAATTGTAACCAAAGAGAAGTGCCGCATGTACTTTGCAAACCCGATGGCTTTAACCTTCTTGGTGCGCAAGTATTTCCTACCGTTGTTACGTATCTTGCAGTTTAACCCTCTCGTCAGCGAGTGTGCCGTAGGCATTAACGCGCATGGTGAAGAGTGGGAACAGCTACATAAACACGTGCATACATTTGGAAGCGACAGAATTTTCGGAGGTGACTATGGTAAGTATGACCAGAAACTCCCTTCACAACTCATTATTGCAGCTATTCGCATTTTGATCGATTTTGCACGGTGTTGCGACTATTCAGATGAGGATCTTCGCGTCATGGAGGCTATGGCTGGCGACATTGTGTTCGCTTATGTCCAAGTCCACGGCGAGTTGATTTCTCTAACCGAAGGTACGCACATCAGTGGCAATTCGTTAACTGTATTTATAAACAGCATATGCGGAAGCCTGAATTTGAGGTGTTACTATTACGCCAATAATCCTCCTACGGATCTCGAGTCTAAGACGCCTTTTAGGGACGTTGTGAAGCTCATGTGCTACGGCGACGACAATATCGCCAGTGTATCAAAGAAGCTGAACAATTTTACCATTAGGGGCGCATCGGAGTTCCTCGCCAAGTACGGACAAGTTTATACTATGCCCGACAAGGAGTCTGAATTAGCAGATTTCCTAGGCGATGGAGAATTTGAGTTTTTGAAGCGGAAGAGCGTGTACCACGAAGCCTTGGGCATTCATGTGGGCGCGCTCATAGAGCCGTCTATCTTTAAGTCCCTCCACAACATTGTGAAGAAAGACCTCATGTTGGAACAAGTGGCTGCCATTAATTTGGATGGAGCCGCTCGTGAGTGGTTTAACCACGGACCAGAGGTTTATGAGAAGAGGAGGTTGCAAATGAAGGAGGTTGGAACCCGCGCAGGAATTCTGCACATGACGAATGATCTTGATCTTACGTATGAAGACAGAGTCGAGGCGTGGAAGGAAAAGTACGGTGCTGGCTACGAGTTGTGGAACTATGTATTGCCAGATGACGCGTACGACCCCGGGGAAGACTAGGTCTCCCCACCCCCGGACCATCTGTCATCCTTATAAAAGACAGAGGCCAGTAGCGTCTGGCTTCGGAGAGAAGCAAAACGCGCATGCTGTATTGGTTTACCACCAGTCCAGACCAGGTAAAGGCAAATTCACCTGGCGGAATGGGAGGCTTGCAGTGTGGGACTTAACTCTATTTAGAGTGGCTTTGTCCACCAGGAACGATTCCCTGTCGCAAGGCTGAGTCACCTCGCGAACAACAGCACGACTTACGAATAATGATAATAAATTCAAAAACAAGACGAAGGAAGAACGCAAAGCCCTTCGCAAACAAATCCGCGCCAATCGGCGCCTTCGGCAACTGGCATCAGTAGCAACTGACCTGCCTGAGCCAAAACCTTTCCCCCCGGGAACCGGCCG